CAGGCTGATTGATACCTCAACGTAGGTGAGGTAGGATAATCCACTATGCTAGGCTGGTGGGTCAACACCAAAGTCTCATGAACCGATCTGGGTAGATCGTTTTTGAGATGTTGACCTCCTGGCTGTCACATGGCAGAAGCGGATACGTCCCCGTCGTGAAGATACGATAAAGTTTTGGCAGACCACACCCTAAGCTTTACCACGACCCCCTCCATGCTTCCCCAAAACGCTCTTAAGTGAGACAATGGAAGACATGATGGCAGTGCGTTGGCAAAGAGTCGGTAGCAGGTACACTCTTACATCGCATTTCACGGCAGGTAGCCGCGACTGATTCTGTGACTGTTTTCAGGCAATAACAGTTACCCCTAACCCCGTCGGTACAGACAAGCTCTTACGAGCGGTGCGGGAATTTGCACGGGCGCAGGTGCGCCACTCAGCTAGTCCACACTAGCGACACCGAACAATTCAGCAAGGAGATCCGCGTCTTGGGTCTCCGCATTGCTGATGTCGGCTGGAATTTCCATCGCAGAAGCTTCGCGAGGATATAACTCCAGAAATGTCGCCGGTAGGTAGGGCTGGTCCGGGTGGTTAAGTAGAACAGTGGACTCCGAAAGCGGAGGAGGGAGGTTCCCCTGGTGCAAGGCTGCACTCCACGACTTCTGGTTCTGCTTAAGGATGCGTAATCGAGTCTTAAGAGCATCTTTCGAGTGGATCTGTGTCAAACGATCCTCTTCAAGAAAGAGCTGGCCGACGTCGACAGGTTCTGGAGCAGAAACTGTGCCTTCGACGGCCGCTACATAGTATGCCGCAATGCATGTAGCCTTATAGAGCTTGGACCACTGATTTTCCTGCGTTGGAGACGGCTTGCCGTAACGTACATCAGGAATGTGGTCCATAACTGCTTTATGGACTCGCCATTGCACGAATTGTGGTGGTTTACCCACCGGGAATTTTGGTTTTCCCTGAATTTTACCGTGTTCGCCAGTGACAAGGCGACGGTTAGACTCTGCAATACGTGCAGCAATTCGACGATCAAGAAGTGACATACTCCAACCAAATTTGGGAGTGTCGCCGGGCTCAGTCGATTGCAGCTCGTGCTCTTTGGGTACGGATGGTAGACCTACACCACCCCACCTTTCAGGCACGAACCATGGAACCTTACAACCATCCAGGACGGATTTATGATGGTTTAGGAATTCCAACATGACGGACTCACGGAGGTAGTCCGGACATGAACCGAGGAGTGCGCGCGCGCGTTCTCCAAGTGTCACGTCAGTATCAGCGATAGAGTCGATGCCCACGACTTCGCCAGAACGTTTCAGACCTAGCATTAGACCTAGGTTAACGTAGGGAGTGGCCTCGAACCATTGTTTTCGAGTGTGCCCATCCTCCTGATACTCACGAGGGACGGCCAGGCGACGGAAGTTAACGGAATTAATCTGCGCAAAGCTACGCGACAGATAAGTTTTCCCGAGACTCGTCTCCAGGCCGGCAAAGGAAGTAATCCTTTCCCATAGCTGTTCACCCATGGTGGTTGTCTTAAAAACGACATCGTCACCATTAATAAGCAGAGAGGTGGACCGTAAGTCCGTAACGCGCTGGCGCGACACCTCGATAGCCCATCGGCAGAGTGCAGCATTCGCAATGCACAAAACCGGAAAGCTAACTATGGATCCCATCAATTGGCCCCACTGCTGTGGAAGCTCCTCATGACCTTTCCCCTCCTTTTTCGGTACATGAAAAACGTTGTGAATCAGGGACTTGATAAACAGAGCGCGTTCCACGGGCGTTAAGCCAATTACCTCCGAGATTTCCTCCGCGATGGCCTCAGACACCCAGGGTGCGAGGTTATCAGTAGCAGCAGAGTAATCACCACTCAGGTATAATTCGTCCTCCTTCAAACCAGCACCAAGGGCTTGTTGAATGAGTTGCTCGGTAACAGGCTCACCAATGAGCTTGAAAACCGGATGGCGACGAAGAGTGGTCCACATAAACTTCTGGAGAGGGTGCAACACCTTGGTTAGTGCTGCACGACCCTTAGAGATGACCCGAATCTTAAGTGATTCGGCCAGACCGACGGCGGAGACATCTGATGCTTGAGTGCGTGCACTACCAAGTAGATATCCGTAAAGGTCTCGAGAGAACAACTCGAGGGGCCGTAAGTCGAACTGGACATCAGCGTTACTGATGTGTTCATCCTCCATGGAGTGAGAGTGCTTCTTTTCCTCATGGCGAGGGAGCAACGTCTCAAATGTGGTGGGAGTTTCACCATGTTCTCTCTTCCAGTCTTCCATTGCACGGACACTATGTGCAATTTCGACGGCAGAACCACCTTTTGCGACAGGCCGCTCAAAACATGCGGAGGTCGAAGGAAAGATGGAGGAGTAACGATGCCAATCCTGGTACGTTGCTCCAGAGAACAACTCACGAACAGTACGTTTCAGCTGTAGAACCGTAGTGTCGCGAGAGAGGACATACTCAACGCCGGTACCTGGCTTGATGTAGTCGGGGGGAAGGAGAAAACCCTCGGCTTTGTCGCTGTGTTTTGATGTGAGAGCCTTGATAGCTTTCTCAACACCAGCAGCAACCTCCTCAGTGGTTGGACGTGGACAACCCTTCTTCAGCTGCTGAACAGAGCTAAGGAAAGAAAAACCACGGATGGGATCGCTAGCAACAAGACGTGCATAGCGACCCGCAATCCCACATGCGAGGATACCGGGATTCTCGGAAAACAGACTCCCTTCCGGGATGGGGCTCGTGGGCGGAAGACCCTGGGCGTCAGAGTGAACAAAGAAGAAGCTTGCTGTCTTCCATTTCACAAATGACATCCAGGACCCGGCCAGGAAAGCACCAGCCTGCCAGCGCACAACAGTGTGGCTGAACGAGGCGTCGTACTCCGGAGATCTCCGAAGGCCATAGATTCGCAGGAGTAAAAACAATGTACTCACACAGCCGACTATGGAAACTGCGCTCGAGCGGTCGAGACGCAGCGCGAGTTGCTGCAGCACCTTAGCATCGGTGGGCGGCGGACTCGCTTTGGTGGATGAAGATCCACCACTTTTGCTGCAAAGCACAGCAGCACGCGGAAGAAGGGGTATAGGGAGAGAACTAGTTCTTTTCTCATCACCTGGTATTGTTTGTAACATACCTTTACCTTCTCCCGCGGTGGCCGGCAAGCTCTCGCTTGACGGCCGTGGAGGGGCTAGCGCTCCTACCATAGCGTCCACTTTCATGTGACTACTCTCAAGTTGTCCCATGGCGGCGGAGTAAGAATTAACGATCTATTGTTTCTCGATGATCGTG